AAATGAAAGTTATGTCTGTTATAACTGGTAAATCTGCTTCTGAAATCCAAGGTTATATAAATGACTACATGACAGATCCTTCTATTAAAAATGAGTTATTAAAACTTGATAAGAAGGATCGTTTAGAAAAAATGAAGACTATCTATGCTGAGATGACACATCAAGCTGCATTAGGTAAGTTAAACGAATCTACAATCGCTGCTTCAAAAGCATTAGCTGAGCTAAAAGGTCAATCTGCTGTTAGTAGATATAAGGCTGGTGCGAAAGCTCAAATGATGATGGGTGCATTAGGAATTAGTGGTGGTTCAGAATTCTCAAGACTTATAGCCAAACCTACTATTACTCAAACAGATCCTGAAAAGAAATTCTTAATGGAAAAATCTAAAGAGATTACTGAAGCTATTAAGAAGATGGAAGCCGGTGGATTTGCATCTGGTGAAAATGTTGCCAACGTTACAATGGCTGCTCAAGATCCAACCGTTCTAAAATTAATCGAAACCAATTCAAATATTGCTGCTGAAGGTAGATCTATAGGAGATGCTCAAGAAAAGGCAATTCGTGAACAAATTGCTCAACAAGGAATTACAAACTCTCAATTAAGTAAAGCTGACGGTTTAATAATGAATACCGCTCTACAAATAGAGCAACATCTATCTCCATTATTTCATGATAGTACGGTAGGTATCGTATCAGCATTATTTCAAGTGGGTGCAAGTATAGTTGCCGCTGTATTAGGATCATCAGCATTTAGTGCTATAGGTGGTAGAATATCTAGCACAATGGCACGTACTGGTATGGGGTTAGGTGCTGCTGCATCAGGATTAGCGTTACCTGCTGGGCTAGCTGTTGGTGGTGTTGCTGCAATTGGACAAGGTATCTCCTCACAACAAGCTCGTAGAGAAGCAATTGCTAAAGGTGAAACTCCAGAAGAACAATCTTGGTGGAATAAACCGTTAATGGATTCATGGACTGGTAAAGACTATATAGCCAAACCAAAAACTAATAAAACAGAAGCTATTAAAGATTCAACCATAAAGACTCAGCAAAATATAGAAAAAACCACTAACCATAATGAGGAGTCTCTAAAAGTTCAAACAGAAATTCGAGACATATTAAAAGAGCAAAATAAAAATACTCAAGCTGTTAAAACTTCTGTTGATAAACAAACTGCTGCTCATAATATGAATACAGAAAAGGTTGTTGATGTTCAAAAAGACTCTATGCGTAAAATGGATATGAGACGTACCCTAGCTGATTCAGATGGTATCGTATCACCTTAAAATAAAGCTACTATTGAATCCCAACCCCATAAAATATAAATTGGTATCAACTTAAATAATACTAACCAAATAATATGTAATAGAGCAAAGAACCAACCTAACAACCAATTAATAACTAAAAACCGATCTGGGTGAACATCAGTTTCACTCAGATATATTACACTCAACACTACAATTGCTATACCAATCCACTTATTAAATATGGTTAAATGTAGTCGCACAGCGCCAATTATACGATTATATATTTTTGTACCAAAATTCTTCTTCCAATCATCACGACCAGACTTTAACGCAATTGCATATTTACCACTATAGTCAAACTCACACTCAACTATATCGAGTAGTGCAATCCATTTACCAGATGCTAGATATCCCCACATCCACAATATAAATATTATAACAGGTTTTGAACCTAGAATTCCCTCGAACATCCAAACAACTGCAACTCCACCAACCCAAAAGCATAGAAAATTTAATAACCCTAAAAACAGGGTCGGTGATATAAGATAGAATATCATAAAGTTGGTTTCAGCATTCCACATTCGTTGAATTGCTGCATAATTATGATCACCAACTGCATCAGACATAATCATTAAATCTCGATCATGCCGTCGCATCTCAGTTATATTAGGTGCCATATCATATGATTCTACATAGCTACCATCAAGAATACTTTGTTCAGGTTGGTAGTCATTATCACGCTGATAACGTATCATTTCATCCCGAACTGGTTGAGGAATCTGACGTTTATACCATCTAGCGTAACGTTTATTCATAAATCACCATATGATTGAATTGTTTATATTATAGTTGAATATTAAGAAAAGTTCAACTATTTCACCCTATAATATTAAACATATAAATACTCTATCAAACTTTAAAGGTATACTTAGCAATGGCAAAATGGACTAATTATTTTAAGATCATAACCCCAACCCCAACAGAAGCACAAATTAGTGATGGTCAAGACCTTACTAATCAAGGTGCATATTCTAATTTTTCATGGTATCAACGGTTAGTACAAGGATCTGCTTCTAGACAAACACGGTATCGTGAATTTGACTTAATGGATACTGATGTTGATATTGCCCGAGCTTTAGATACAATTGCTGAAGAAATGACTGGTAATGATCCACGTAATGATGATCCTTTACTAATCCATATGACTAATGAAGGTGAAGAAGCACAAGATCAAACTGGTGTTAACGTTATGACTTTAAAAGTTGCTGTTAAGCGTTGGATTCGTATTCATGGATGGGATACAAAATTATTCAACGTTGCTAGGTTGTTAGTTAAGTATGGTGATGTATTCTTTAAACGAGACAATACAACAGCTAAGTGGGAATTTATATCCACCAAGAATGTTGTTGCTGCTATCGTAGATGAGAATGATGTTACTAAAGTAATTGCATGGCAGATCAAATTAGATACTAAAAAGGTATCAGCAGGTACTGGTGCATTATCATTCAGTGGTGGTACTAATACTGACACTACCCAATATGAAATTGTACAAGCAAGTAAGATTGTACGGTTCACTTTAAATGATGAAATGTCAGAATCAGCTCCATTTGGAGAATCTGTATTAAGATCAGTATATCGTTCACACAAACAAAAACAATTATTAGAAGATGCTATTATCATCTATCGTATTCAAAGAGCACCAGAACGTCGCGTATTCTATATTGATGTGGGTAAAATGCCACCTCAACGTATTAAACAATACTTGGAAGGTATTAAAAATGAAATACGTCAAAAGAAGGTACCAACATTCCAAGGTGGTACTGATGAAGTTGATACTGTATATAATCCACATTCAATGTCTGAAGATTTCTTCTTTGCACAACGAGCAGACGGTAAGGGTTCAAAAGTTGAAACATTACCAGGTGGTGCAGGTTTAGGTGAGTTAGCTGACTTAGAGTATTTCAGAGAGCGTGTTAGTTTAGGTTTAAGAATTCCATCATCATACTATAAACAAGGCCAGGATGGTGCAATGTTTAATGATGGTAAAGTTGGAGTTGCGTATATTCAAGAGTTACGTTTTGCATTATACATTATGCGATTACAAAGTCACCTTGAACAAACATTAGATGTTGAATTTAAAAAATATTTAAAAGCTTGTGATATCTATATTGATGAGACAGATTATGTAATACGTTTACCAGAACCTTCTAACTTCGGTAAGTATCGTCAACAAGAAGTTGATGCTACATTATTGAGTATGTACGGTGGTTCAGAAGCGATTCCATATATCTCTAAACGTTTCGGCTTAAAACGATTCTTACAATTAACTGATGAAGAAATTACAACAAACGAAAGAATGTTACTTGAAGAGAAAGGATTAGATCCTGATCAACGAGATGATAAAACATTAACTACTATCTATGGAGCTCCAGACACTGGTGAAGGTGGAATGGGAGGTCCAATGGGTGGTGGAATGGGAGGAGAACCTCCTGGTATGATCGCAGGTGGTGATATGGGTGGTGATATGGGTGCAGAAGGTAGTGCAGCTCCAGGTGGAGAAGCAGGTGGACCCCCACCAGCCGTAGGCGCACCACCCCCACCAGTATAATTTTTAACATAATTTTATAAAACAGTATAAATAAAAACAGAGGAAGATGCTTTATAATATCATTCCTGGAAACAACAAAATAACTTTACCTTTCGAATACAAACGGAAGGTTAACACAAGGAGTAATTTAAAATGGCAAAAAAAGTAAAAGCTGGCTGGGCTACTAAAGCTGGTAAAAATAAATTAAAATTGTCACGTGTTAAAGAAAACATCACACGTGAAAAGCGTTTAGCTATGTTAGAAGAAATGATCACTAACTTAGTTGCTGGTAAAACTGCTGAAGCAGACATCAAATTGCATGAGTACTTAACATCAAAAGCTCGCGGCATCATCAACGAAAAAGAAGATGATTCTGATGAAGATGATATGATGGATGACGAAAAAGAAGGTGATGATGAAGATGATTCTGAGCCTGATAACGACGGTGATGATTCTGATGAAGATGATTCTGATGAAGACGACGATTCTGATGAAGATGACATGGATGATAAAGACGAAGATGATTCTGACGAAGATGATTCTGACGAAGACGACATGGAACCGCCAACAAAGAAAGTCACTGAAGCTATGAAATTGAAAGCTAAGAACTTACGTAACGCAGCCGCAATCAAGAAAAGAACTAAAGGTAAATAATCTTTAATTCTTAAGTTATACCAAATAGAGGGACTTTAGGTCCCTTTATTTTTGTCTGTTGTCCAGAGGTTTATATAAACTTTTGTATCTTAACTATAAATATCAATACTAAAGTTTATAATAATATTAGGAGAATTATAATGAATCAACAATTATTAGTTGAAGAATTGACACCTGCAGTTGCTGGTTTAATTCAAGAGTCATCAACAGATGGTAAAAATGTATGGTTAAATGGTATCTTTATGCAAGCGGAATTAAAAAACCGTAACGGTCGTGTTTATCCACTACATGAAATTTCTGCTGCTGTTCAAAAAGCAAACGAAGCCATCAAACAAGGTAATGGTATTTTAGGTGAATTAGATCACCCACAAAACTTAACTATTAACTTAGACAGAGTTTCTCACCTTATTACTGAAATGCGTATGGAAGGTTCTAACGTTATTGGTAAAGCTAAATTGTTAGACACTCCAATGGGTTCAATTGCTAAAACATTAGCACAAGCTGGTGTAGCATTAGGTGTTAGTTCACGTGGTGCTGGTGCAGTAAATGAATCAGGTGGTGTTAGTAACTTTAACTTCATTACAGTTGACATCGTAGCACAACCATCTGCTATTAATGCATATCCATCAACAGTATATGAATCATTAGAGCATAGTAAATCTGGTCATAATATTCTTTCTTTAGCTGAACAAGTTCAACACGATCCTGCAGCTCAAAAATACTTAAAAGAAGAAATTATGAAATGGATAAACACTGGATTGTTTGCTAAGAGTACAAAGCGTTAATTTTAGCTAAACACTACAATAATAAAATCAAATACTAAGTGTATCAATATGATTTGTATAAAAATTTAAAAAATCATACTGTTATAACCTATTGATTTTATTAGAAAATTTTATTAAATTTAACCTTTTTAATTATTATAAATCAACCAGTTATAAATAATCATATCAAAAATGTAATAGGAGAATTGCAATGGACGAACTTTTAGCAAAGTTACTTGAAGCTCAAATTTTATCTGAAGATACTAAATCAGAATTATTAACAGCTTTTAACACAAAATTATCTGAAGCTGTTGAGACTGCAAAAGCAGAAGCTCAAGCTGAAGTACGCGCTGATTTGACAGAAAAGTGGATTGGTGAGCGTGATGTATTAATCGAAGCTATCGATAGTAAAGTTGAAGAAGCCTTAACAGAAGAAATTTCTGAATTAAGAGCTGACCTTGACCGTTTCCGTGACTTAGAAGCAGAACATGCTGAAAAGTTAGTTGAAGCAAAAGCTCAAATGGCTGGTGAATTGAAAAATGACTTACGTCAATTAGTTGAGAAGTTAGATTCATTCTTAGAAATTCGTTTACGTACTGAACTTGAAGATTTACGTGAAGACATCGCTTTCAATAAAGAAAACCAATTCGGTCGTTCAATCATTGAAGCTTTCCGTCATGAATTCGAAAATAATTTCTATGATAAGAAATCACAACTTAAATCAATTCGTGAAACACAAACTCGTTTGACTGATACAGAAAAAGAATTGAAAGAAGCACAAGCTCAATTAAGCACAATGCTTCGTGAATCAAAAATGAAACAAGTCCTACAACCATTAAAAGGTACACAACGTGAAGTTATGGAAGCGATTCTAAAAACTGTTGATACCAACAAATTGGAAGAAGGCTACAAAACATTCATCGGCCGCGTTATTCGCGAAGCTGACGAAAAATCTTCAGAGAAGGAAAACTCAGTACTAGCTGAAGGTGTAACAAAACCAGTTAAGAAAGCAGTTACAGAAGGTAAAGTAGTTTCTGGTGACAATGTTCAATTAACTGAAAGCAACAAAAACCAAGAAAAGCCATCAACTGATGTCTCACATTGGAAGAAATTGGCTGGTCTTTAATTTAATAGCTAGTACAAAAAAATAAAACTTTAAGGAGATTTAAAATGGATGAAATAATTCAAAATTGGGGCGAAGTTAAAGGCGCTCTTTTAGAAGGTTTAACTGCTGAAAAGCAAGCTGTTGTTGGTACTTTGTTAGAAAACCAAAAAAACCATATCTTAGCTGAAAGTGCTGCCGCTGGTGCAACTTCAACTTCTGATATCGCTGGTTTCAGAAAAGTATTGATCCCGATGATTCGTCGTATCATTCCTGGCTCAATGGCTACAGAATTAGTTGGTGTACAACCAATGTCTGGTCCAGTTGGCTTAGTTTATACTTTGCGTTATCGTTACACAGAAGCTGTTACTGGTGTAGCTGCTAACAACCCATTCGGTGCACCAAACGCAATCGCACCACATGATGAAGTTTTCGGTAACTTGTCACCAATCCGCGCTTTCTACAGTGGTTCAATTGGTGCTGATCAACCAGCTGGTACTTCTGGTATCGGTGCTTTCGCAACTCCAACTGACATCGCTGCTGCTGGTGCAACTGGTAAAGCATGGGGTTCTTCATTGACTGCATTCGACACTACTCACTTCGGTCCTTACGGTCCTGATGCATTAGGTATCAGCCACGCAGGTTCATTGTACGGTGGTTCTGGTTCATTCTTAGAAGGTTCTGGTGGTCGTAAAATGACTTTAGACATCGTTAACCAAGCTGTTGAAGCAGGTTCACGTAAATTGCAAGCTGGTTGGACAATTGAAGCTATGCAAGATCTTAACTCACAACATGGTTTAGATCTTGAGTCAGAAATGACTAAAGCTTTATCTGCAGAAATCGTTCAAGAAATTGACTACGAAATCTTGTCTGACTTAGTTGCTTTAGCTGGTACAGTTGAAGATTTCGACGGTGCAGCTGCTGGTACATACGGTGGTGGTGCTGCTGGTCATTATACACCAACATTCATCGGTGATCGTTTAGCTAACTTAGGTGTTATCATCAATCGTGTTGCTAACGTTATCGCACAAAAAACTCGTCGTGGTCAAGGTAACTGGATAGTTGTTTCTCCTATGGTTGTTTCTGTTCTACAATCTGCTAGCAAATCAGTATTTGCTCCAGCTGTAGAAGGTTCATTCAAAGGCCCTAACAACACTATGTTAGCTGGTACATTGAACGGTACTATCAAAGTTTACACATATTTGTGGAACCAAGCTGGTATGAACGTTTCTTTATCAACTGCTGGTCAAGTTCCTGTTGATCGCATCTTGGTTGGTTACAAAGGTGGAAATGGCGAAACTGATACTGGTTACTTCTACTGCCCATACATCCCATTGATGTCAAGTGGTGTTATCGTTAACCCAGTAACTTTCCAACCAGTTGTTAACTTAATGACTCGTTACGGTAAAGCAGTATTCACACAACGTGAAACTTCATTGGGCAACAGCTCTGATTACTACGGTAAAATCAACGTCAACAACTTAGACTTGTTGTAATCGATACTAGGTAATAATCATACCTCGAAAAACCCCAGCTAGTCTGGGGTTTTTTATGTCTGATTAATTTTTTAACAACTAGTCTGTTTTATATAATAAATACTACTAATAACTATTAACAGGTATTAAAATTTTATATGAAGCAACTTACATTCAAAGAATATTGGGAATCAAAAGAAGTCTTAAAACAGGCTGTGGATGCTACTCCAATTCAAGAACGAGAATATATTATTACAAAATACTGCAAGATACCTGTCTATAAAGATGGTAGCATTCTAGAAGTTGCCCTAAAGCCAAATCAACGTATAAACATAACTTGGTTATATGAAGATTTAAATAATCCTCAAGCTCAACAAATATGCTTCAATGATCCTAATATTGAAGATCGTCCATACAAATCTGTCGCTGCTAATACTAAATTAGCTAAATGGGTTCAAAGGAACACTAAAGAATAAGTATAATACCCTTTTGATATAAATATATTAAAATATCAAGGAGATTGTATTAATGTCTATTTTTAATTCACCAGCAGATACCCCTGGTCGTCTAAACGAAGAAACCAACCAAATTACATTAACGTTTGTTAGAACTGGTCCTAATACTGGAACGGTGTCGTGGAATATTCCATCATCATCCCTAGGTTCATGTTCAAGTACAACTAACGGTGTATACAATGGTATGGTTATCACTCTAGGTACTACTGAAGCAACTCCACTTGAAGCACCAGTTAACGGTACCATATATAACGCGGATCCTACAGGCGATCCACAAGTCAATTTGGGTGATCGTATTGGAACTCAATTAGTTATTGGATCCTTCTATAACGACAAATCAACAAACTCGTTTAATATTACAGGCTTAGATAATAATACTGGGTATTATATTCAAGGATATCCTGTTGATGCTCAGTTTAGATATGATAGTAATAATGGTGTTGCAGCTTTTGAACGCTCAACAAGTAAACCAAAAGAACCTGATCTACCTGCTCAACAAGCAATAACATTTCCAGAAGGTGCAATTACAGGTCCTGATGCTACTAATTTAATACCTGGTGTATTATATCCTTTTACTATCGTTATTGGTACTCAGAAATATGATATTAATGTAGATGGTGTTAATGCTAGCACTTATGATGATTTAGTTAAAGAACTAAACCGTCAATTTTCATTATTAGGTAATCCAACACAAACTCCATTCGCTCCAAATACGAATGCTTATTATTGGTCAGCTAATACTAAACAATTGTTTCAATGGACTGGATCACAATCAATTGAAATAACTCCAATATTATTACAACCAACAGATCCTACTGTGGTTAACATTGGTACATATTGGTTTGATCCGACACATCCAAGCGATATTAAATATTGGGATGGTGCTTCATGGATCTCTAAGCCGTATATTAACTGGCCACATAATATATTATCACCTGCTTGTGGAGAATATTGGTTTAATAGTACAGATGCATATCAATGGGAAGGTGACGTCTGGGTTAAACTACCTACTGTAGTTCAAGTAACAGATCCTTGTCAAGCTAATAATGATTTATGTGGAGCTTATTGGTACAATACAACTGTTAATACTTTATTTAAATATCAAGATGGTATGTGGGTATCTACAGAAGCTATTTACTGGCCAACAAACCCTGCTATTCCGGTTGATCATTCAGTAGTTATCGATGGTATGTTTTGGTTTGATACTACTAATAGTAAACTATATGAACATTATTCAACAGGTTGGACTGAACAAGGTGTATCTATATCAACTACTCAACCAGTACAACCTACACCTGCTCAATTATTTTGGTATAATCCTAATACGGAAGTATTAAAGAAATATGATACTACATTACTAATATGGGTTGTTAAAAGCGTGTTACCGTGGCATACAGATCCTTCAATTCAAGCTTCTGGTGACTTGTGGTGGAATGCCACAAATGATATCTTATACATCTGGGATGTTATATCTAACGGTTGGGCTGTTGCTACTCCATTTTATCAAAATGCAGTAGATCCTAGAAGTTGTCCAACTTTAGTAGTTGGTCAAATGTGGTACAATACTAATAATGTATTGAGTAGATGGGATGGTGCAAGCTGGATACCAGTCCAATACATTAACAATCCTGCTAACCCAATGACGCCAACTGTTGGTACAATTTGGCATGATACTTCTACTAATGTATGGTCTGCATGGATTGGCTCATGGATGCAGTTTACTCCTATTAATTCTGTTATAGATCCTAGTAACATACCAACTGGTACATTCTGGTTTAATACTGCTTCTAATATATTATACCAACGCAACGGTTTAACATGGATGCCTGTTAATTACTCAACAACTAGCTTAGTCCCAACTATTGGTACTTTATGGTTTGATTCACAGGAAAATATTTTAAAGGAATGGAATGGTTCTCAATGGATAGCAACAACTGGACCAGCTTACGCTAGCATCGGTTCAACTGGTAATATAATCTTTACTACTAAAGAGTTGGGTGGTTGTGCACTTGTGTATATACTACCAGACCAAGATCCAAGTTCATTAACAAATCTATTCACTGTACTTAAAGGTCAATGGACTATACCAGTTGGTGGTACTGATGGTTTAGATAATACTCCAACGTATAGTCAATATAATGTTGGTGATGATTTTACTACTGATGAACGTAAGCAAATGGCTCATGTTATTAGAATGCAATTAGGATATCCTGTTGTTGAAGTTGAATTAACACCAGCTCAATTAAACGTTTGTATTGATAATGCGTTACAAGTATTACGTAAACGTTCTGGTATTGCTTATCATAGGGGGTACTTCTTTCTAGATGTTAAACCACGTACCCAAAAATATGTATTAACGAATAAATGTGTAGGGTTTAATACTATTGTCGATATTCAATCATTACATAGATTAACCTCAGCATTTTTAAGTTCCGCACATGGTGCTGGTGTATTTGGTCAAGTTATGTTACAACAATTGTACTATGCAGGTGGCTTTGATATGTTAACTTATGACTTAGTTGGTCAATATGTTAACCAATTAGAAATACAATTAGCAAACCGATTACAATTCAACTGGACTGAAAAGACCCGTACATTATGGATTCCACATAGTTTCTCATCACCAGAACGTATTTTAGTTGATGCGTCTGTTGAACGTACTGAACAAGATTTATTAACTGATCGTTGGACTAGTAACTGGATTCAAAAATTTGCATTAGCTCAATCTATGCAGTTATTAGCTCAAATACGTGGTAAGTTCGCATCATTACCTGGTGCAGGTGGAAGTATTTCATTGAATGCTTCTGACTTACAATCTCAAGGTGATGCAATGGTTGAAGCATTATTACAACAAATCGATGATTACTTGGTTGATCATCCAGAAGAATACGGAATGGGTTCTTCGTTTATATTCGGATAATATTATGATAAAATTTAGTGAATTTTTAACTGAAGTAGAAGAAGCTGATAAACGCAAAGTAGATACTGCAAAACGTTTAGGTGTTGACGTTAGTACTTTACGTAACATTACTGATCATGATTTACATGTATTATTAAGTCGCTTAGGTAAGCACGATTCTGTACCTGATGATAAGTTCTGTCCAAAGAATTTAAAGATGGGTATTGAAATGGAAGGTGAACATACTAAGTCTAAACTATTAGCTAAATTAATTGCAAAAGATCATCTATCAGAAATTCCAGATTATTATGAACGCTTACAAAAAATGGAAGATAAGGCTGAAAAAGAAACTAAGGATAAAAATTAATGGCTGTTAAAAACGGATTAAAATCATTAGGTAGTCCATTAGCTTCAATGTCTATATGTGAAGATAAGATAATTTGTCGAGATACATACGATGAGACTGCTAACTCTAATCCTTCGACTATTCCTGCACTTCAAAAAGGTACCGCGTATACAACTTGTGATATAGCAGCAACTCCTGGATGTTCACCATTCTCGTTAACTAATATACCCGCTGCTAATTCATATATGGCTGGTCTTGTAGCTGAACATTTAAACATTGGTGCTGCCGATGTTAATGTATATCGAATGTTAGGTGTACATGAACAATGTAAATTAGTAGATTCTACAGGACTTGGAAGTCCTCTATCTAATGGTTTCTTACCAGGTTATCCACCGGTTAATGCTTTTGATAAATTTCAAACTGAATGGAGATCACTACAAAAAGGTGATAATATTCAACTACATTCATATATTGGATATGATTTTGGTGCTATAAAAGTTAGCGATCGTACAAGAGATATGTATGGTGTAGACACTGGTATACGAAAACATATAACAGCGTTTGCTATTAAACAAAGTGATAATGCTATTAACCGTGTAACAAAAGTTCGTGTTGAACGTTCTGATGATGGTAAGGTATGGTATGGTGTTGCTTTAGTTGACTTACCAGATGACAATTGCTTAAACACTATTTTATATAAGCATTCAGTTCCAATGAGATATTGGAGACTACGCCCATTGAATTTCAACGGTGGTGTTATTGATTACTGGGGTGTTCAAGCTCTTCAACTGTTTCATAACTACCAATTAACAACTACAAGTAATATACAAGATAAGGTATTCTTAGAAAATAGAGACCGTCAATACGCAACAGACTCAACACTATTAAAAGGTTATTATGATTTGGTATCTAATAATGAAGAGTTAAGTAAATTTGGTATTGAATTACCTAGCCAGATGTATACTATTGACATTAGCTTTGCTGCTTGTATTCAATTATTAGGAAGACCAATCATTATAGGTGATATATTAGAATTACCTAGTGAAACCTGGTATTCCTCAGAACTACGAGCTATTAAGAAATGGGTAGAAGTTACAGATGTATCATGGAGCCAGTCTGGATATACCCCAGGTTGGAAACCAACATTATTGCGAGTAATTGCTATGCCTGCATATGCATCCCAAGAAACACAAGATATATTTGGTGATCTAGCTGCACATGTCGATAGTACTGGATTGATGGATAAGAATGATGGTAATGGATTTCCATGGCAGGATTATAATGACTCAACTCAAACTGTTGTTGCTGAAGCTAAAAATGCTGTACCTGAAAGAGGTCAAGAATCGACACAAACTATTCGTCAATTTACTGCTGAAGAAGTTACATTAGCTAAAGCTCAAAAGTTACCAAACTTAAATAAGATTGGATTGAATCAAGGTCGATTATATTCTGAAGATGGTATACCACCTAACAATGCTCCATTTACAGAAGGTGATACATATCCAGCTAATCCTGTGAATGGTGATTATCATAGATTAACATACTCAACTCTATCAAAATGGTATCCACCACAATTGCATAGATATTCAGACGTACATCAACGTTGGATATATTTAGAAACAGATCGTAGACAAGAATTTAATGCTGCTAAACCAGTGTTAACAGAGTTCACACAAACTCCACACTCTAATTTAAATATAACAAAACCATACGATCCATTAACAGATTGTGAGAAATAAAAATGGCTGATAAACCAAACATTAAACAATTTTTTTATTACGGACAGTTACGTAACTATATTGTACAATTTATGACAGTGTTCAGTGAATTAAACGTTATGGTTGGAAAGACTGGTGATTTAGATCCTAGACTTATTAATGTACCAGTTGTATATGGTAGTAAGGATAAAGTTGTCGCTAGTATTAAAGCTGAAGGTACTGTTAATAAACCAATTAGACTACCAACTATATCAGTTGAGTTAACTGGATTAGATTTAGCTCCTGAAAACCGTAAAGGTGTTGGTAATACTCGTAGAACTACTTATATGCCAACTGGTGGAGTGTTTCCTGATGATGTTAAAGTAATACATCAGTTAATGCCTATACCGTATAAAATCACAATGGAAGTGGTAATTTACGCTAGTAATACTCAACAACATCATCAGATGTTAGAACAAATATTAGTATTATTTGATCCAAATTTACAAATTCAAACCTCAGATGAAGTATTTGACTGGACAAAAATTACTACAATTGAATTAAAAAGTGTTAACATGGATGAAAATTATCCTGTTAATGGTGATCGTAGAATTATCCAAAGTACTTTAAATTTTGAAATTCCAATTCAATTAAGTGTACCTGCAAATATCAGAGCTGATTATGTTGCAAAAGTTAGTATACGTTTAGGTGCCTTATCTAACCCTATTGGAACTATTGATATAAATGGAGATACATTAAGTATTTCTGAAGACTTAGATGATCAAGGTATACCATATGATGTTCTATTTGATTTAAATGATATAACAGGAATTAGTTAACTTTCCATATAAAAACATCATTACCACAATCCCATATTCTATCATAATTATTATTAATCATATTTTGCCATTCCGATAAGTTTTCGTCAAATACTTCAAGGATATTTTTTAACTTATGTTTTTGAAATTGTTGTCTAGATATTAACGTGTTAGGATAATTAATATTAAAATAAAAATAATTAGGTGAACTAGAGTGTGAGTACTTAAACCCTAGTTGTAAGTACAATTCACCTGTGTTCCATCTTTTATCTGAATAACTTATAACTGATGTTGGATCGTAATTTTTAATAAAATTATTAAATAACTTACCCGCCCCACCTACTACAGAATAATTTAATTTATTAGAATATCGTATTAGCTCCCATTCCACATGCTTATTAAATCGAGATTTTCCAAACGACATAACAGCTACCAGCTCATTATTATATTCTAATCCTAAGTTAATTTTAGCACTTGTATACCCTTGAATATGAGTATTATTAAAGAATTCTATGGCTTTGGAATTTGAAACTGAAACAATTTTACTTTTTCGTGCAAATATAGTAGAATTCTTTTGTAAAATTGATAATATCCTAGATCTAACAATATCTGAATGTATCTGCCATTCACTATCAAAAATATGAATTAATCTAATATTTAATTGTTTGCAACGTAAGGTTTTAGTTAAATGGTATTTGGAATTTATACCTTGTAATTCTGAATGCCAGTAAACACCATTAAATTCTATAGCAATATTATAATCTGGTAAAAATATATCAAGTTCTAATGGTGGTATAATATCCCGAGCATTACAAATAAATGCAATATTACAATCTGTTAAAATCTTACAAATATCTCGTTCACCTTGAGATTGTTTGAACCGTAGTATTTTTATATTAAATTTATTAAATTTTGCACATAAAGCGGAATGATTAACTCCTAATATTTCTGCAATTTTAAAAACAGTAAATTTATTATCATGATGTTGTTCAGATAAAAAATTAACACTATTCATTAATTCAATAGTTTGTAAAGTTAAATGTTTTTGAGATTGATGTGGAACGTTGTGATTCTTAATATGTAACTCTTTAATTCTTTGTTTAATAATACTCGATTGTAATGGATTATCTACACCATAATTTGCTTGACATGTTTCTCTATGTTTTTGTTTAATAATACTCGATTGTAATGGATTATCTACACCATAATTTGCTTGACATGTTTCTCTATGTTTATCAGGTCCACATAATACACACCCACGGCCTCTTAGATGATGATCTGGTGATTGTAAAAAATCTCCATGATGTTTACACGTTATTAATATTTTCTTATGAGCACCAGTATATACTGATAAAGTATAGTCATACTTATCATTATGTATAATTTTAGCTCGTTCTATAAAGATATCAGTTGTTAATTTTTTAGGCATTTAAGTTTAAAATTCTGGTAATCATTAGTACCCTATTATAAATACATATATTATATACTATTTTATGTAGGAGATCAATATGGCTATTTTAGTATCACCAGGTGTATCTGTAACTGTTACAGATGAAAGCTACTTCATCCCAGCTACAGCACCAACAGTACCATTGATATTTATTGCTACTGCCGATGAAAAGAAACAACCTAACGGTATCGATGATGCCTTAGGAACGTTCGAATACGGTGTAGTAAGATCAGTATCATCATTAAAACAAAGTGTTGAACTTTATGGTTCACCACGTTATGTGTACAGTAACGCTGCAGTTAAACCTGCTCCAAACACATGGGCACCAAATCCTTGGCCACCTTCTGATATCGGAAGTTCCGGTACAGTTCAACCAATCTTCTCTTCTACTGGTAATCCACATCATGGTGATGCTCGTAATGAGTATGGTTTGACAGCATTGAACACGTTCCTAGGTGTAGGTAACTTGGCTTATGTTGTACGTGGTAATGTTAACTTGAACGATGAAATTGACAGCTTACGCGCATTATGGGATCGTAAGATTGCTTCTGCAAGAAGTTTAGTTGAAAACTTAATCAATCGTTACATTAACAACTACAACTTATCAAATGGTTATACCCCAGCTAACGTTGGTCAGTACATTTACTCAGTTGACACATCTGTATTAAATTCACAGTTAAATGCTGCATTAGCTAATGTATTCTCAATGTTCTCATTTAGCCATGCATCTTTCCATAATGCGTTTTGGAACAACCATACAGCATTACCACTAGATGTGTATGCTAACGGTTTTGATCAACCACCAACTACAACATACAATGGTGTGTTAGGTGATGAGCCTTTATTCATTGGCGTACATGGTGCAGGTCAATGGACATCTGCGGAAGCTGGTATCTTCTTAGTAGATGAAGCTGATACATACAAATTTACGCAAGAGTTTATGACAATTGCTCAAAGTATGTTAGGCCCTAACGACGCTTCACGTAGAACAGCTATCTCAACTGCATTAGCTTCAGTTATACAAAATACTGATCATATCAGAGCAGAAGGTATTGAATACAATTTAATCTTAGCTCCAGGTTTCCATGAAGTTGTTGATGAAATGTTATCATTAAGCCAAGAGTTAAATGATTATGAAGCATTAGTTATCGGTGAAACTCCAATGAATCTAAGCTCACAAGAATTCTCTGGTGCAGGTGGTTGGTCGCAGTCTGTTGCAAGACAAACTTCCCCACACGTTGCGTACTACTATCCACATCCATTAATGTCTAACTTAGACGGTCGTGAAATATTAGGTCCTGCTTCAGCTATTGCATTACGCACTATGGCTTACAGTGACAACGTTTCATTCCCATGGATCGCTCCTGCTGGTATACGTCGTGGTCCTATCGTTGGTATTACTAACTTAGGTTATGCTTCTGGTGACATGGGTTACCCTACAAGTTTCATTGAATTACATTTAAGTAATGGTCAACGTGATGAAATGTATGGTTACACTTCACAAGGTGGTATTAA